TACTCCTCTATGTCTTATATGCCATGGAGCCCCAACATGAGAACCTCTCAATAAACCAGAATTACCAACTTCATCTTGTTCTCTAACAACCAATCTAACAAATCTTTCATAATCTGAATCTTCAAAGAAATCCGTACCTACACTTGTCAATCCTCCATCATAAACTAAACCATTTGGATTAGTATTACCAAAAACCTCACCATATGTATCTGATGTACTTTGGTTTATAAAATAATCTACACCTATTTCGTCATCTTTATTAACAATATAAGTTTCTAATCTAAATCCAAATGGATTTTCTTGTCTTGTTGGATTACCAAAATTAAAAAGAGTTCCTGAATTAACTTTATCTAAAAACCTTACCCACATTGTTACAGTAAAACCATCGTGAAGATAACTTGGAATCAATTCTCCTCCCACAAATTCATATGTATCAGTCCACCCAGAACCTGCATTATTAGCATTAAAAAATGGAGAACCTTCAATTACCTCTTTTCGTTTCATCAATCCTATATCCTCGTCACCCTCTTTCCTAACTATAATAGCTTGATTCATATTTCTTATTTTTAAATAACCCTCAGATACTGATTCAGCTTCAGGTAATTCTGGAACTTCTGGTACCAAATCTTGATCTGGAAAATATAAATTTAAATCATTTCTTAACCATTCAAGACTTTGATTATAATTAACATCAGTATTATTCGGATTTTGTCTTGGAATATATCCTTCCGTGTTACTATCAGAAATATCATGAGTTGGGTCATATAAACCAAAACTTGAATTTATAACATCAAGAGCTCCATCATTATCTACATCTTGTAATTCTTGTTGAGGATAAATATCCGGTCCTCCAGGACCTTTTAAAAGTTGATATTCATTAAAAAAGTCATTGATTCTATCTTGTTTTGTTCCTTGGTCAGGTAATAATTCATAAATTGTAGTATCAAAAACATCTTTTGCTTTATTTGGGTCTATATCAATAGAACCTGATGGTAATGGAATAAATTGACTAACATTATCAAGAAATTCAGAATATGTGGTCCCTAAATCATATGATTCCCAATCTGTTTCACCAGCTTGTATTTCAACAATAAATGTTGATGGATTAAATACAATTTGTCCTATATCTGTTAATGCTGTGTTTGATAGTATCTCATCTATTAACGATAATTCTCCTTCATACGCTTTATTATCATATTGATATAAAACTCTTTTTCCAGAAGATTCACCTTTTACTACTTGACCATTAGATACATATTGTTGTAAAGTTTCAATATTTGTATCTGAATGTATAGTATCATAGGAAGTTATTAAAAGTTCTGTTATTCTATCGACTACTTGTTCCCTTGTCAAACTTGATGCCATAACCTTATCTCACTACTTTAAATTCAAAATCATCATCTATTATATGTTCTTGTCCATCACCATATTTCAATTTAAGTAATATTTTATATATCCTATCTGGTTGAAATCCATTCAACCATTGTATAAAATAATTTCCTTCAGTATCACAACTCATTGATGTATATGCACTAAATGGAACTATTGTTTCTCCTGTAGCTATATCAAGTATTGAATAACTACCACTACCTTCTGGTATAAATGAACCAGTTACAGTTTGAACAGATGTTGAAAAAGTTTTTTGGATATAACGCTTTCTAGCTCCAAATCTGAATTTAACTTTTTCATCTTCCTTATAAGAATATTTAAAATGTTTTGGATAGATATAATTATCTACCAACCCACTCATAGACAATGGAAGTAAACTACCAGTATTTGAACCACTACAAGCTATATGGTCATCCCATTTAACTTCTAATTTTGGTGAATAAATTGTATTAGTATTTCTTGAAAAGAATTTTAAATGTCCAAATGTTGTAGAATCTGTTTCTTGACTTCCACTAAATCTTAATAACAATCCATAGTTTCCATATTGTTCATTCAACCAACCATTTACCATATCGGTAATTTCTACATTCACATCAGGTGATTCATTTGAAAAAGATTGTACTGAATGTGATACTGTAAGATTACTTCCACCATACGCTGGTGTTCCAGATGCATTACTCCAAGTAGCTTCTGTTGAACCTGGATAATTATTTCTATTTTCCCAACTAGTACCGTTGGTTACTTTTGGTCTATCACCAAATTTACCAAGGCCTTCATCCCAAGATTGAGATAATGGAAATGCTACTAATTTATATTCATTAGATAATTCTTGATTACCTTCCGCTTCATATAGTCGTAAATTAAATTTAGCATTAGTTGGTATCTCTCCAGTATGAATTGATTGTGATAAATTTGTAAATTCAGTTCCTTTAAAATCTATTAAAATCCTTGTTGGATAATCAAAAGATAAATTCCAAAAGTCTTTTTTTAATTCAATAATTTCATCTTTTCCAAAGTTTTGATCCCTATATGATGTTCCATCGATGTGACTTGAACCACTTGATATCCATGCTGTTTTTGTTGGGTAAATAAAATGATGCATTATCTAACTCTCCCTATTACATTTTGACCTGAATTTTTTAACTCAAAAACCGCAGGTTGAACTGATGGATATATAAGTCCATCAGATGATACATTTCCATTATAAAATTGATTAAAATCATAAAAATAACCATAACCTTGTGTACCAGAAGCAGAAGTTGTCCAAGAAGGTGTATCTGGATCAAAATCATTATCCCCTGAAATATCATAACTTAAATAATAAAGTGGATTTTCAAATCTAACTTCACCATCCGTTGTCATATATTGAGTTAATTCAACAAAATTAATACTTCTAACACCATCAATATTCATCAACTCATATTCAATATCTGTGGTATGAATTGGTTGATTGAATTGCATTTTGTCAACTCCAAAATAATTTCTTATAGTTTGTATACATTTTAATTTAACTTCCTGTTTATTAGCCGTTTTATGAGCTAAAACATCAAACACTACACCAAAATTAATAATTTTTCCTGGATAAATAACTATTTCATCACTAATAACTCTATATTGACTTAAATAATTTTTTAGATTTTGAACAAGTAAAGAAGGTAATGGTTCTGGATCTCCAACAAGATTTTTATTTCCGTCATAACTTAATATATGAACATTAATTGGTGATGTTATTTTAGCATCAGTTGCTCCTAAAAGAAGTTCAACAGTATCACCGGTACTAACTCCACCAACTTCTATTGCTGTTCTTAATGCAGTAAGTTGCTGTAAATCTACATTTCCAAATTCATCAACTAAATCATATGTAACACCTTCAAATACAATTCCATATCCAGGTTCTGTTATTGCACTTGTATCTACTACTACTCCAGTATCAGGATGTCTAAATACATATTCTGATCCTCTTTCAACATAAACTTTAGCTATTTTTCCAAAATGGGCTGACATCGCCACTACACGAGCTTCATAATCTTCTTTTGTAACAATTCTATTTTGAGTAGTAAAATATGCCATGGCTTTTTGTCTTATTTCTTCAATTGTTTCTGATGATGCTCCACCACGAGCCGGTACATTATTAGTTACACTCAAAGTACTATCACCAGGTAAAGATATATCAGAAGTGTAAGAACTGATAGTTGCTAAATCCTTAGTTGAAATATTAGCACTCATTCCACCACCGGCACGATATGTAACTGTTAAAGTTATTTGTGAAGGGGATTCACCAAGTGTAGAAAAATCATCACCTAACAATGTATCATAAGACTCAACTAAATCTTGAGGATTACCAGGTACTTGTATACCAACCTGTTGTAGTTGTAAAATTGTACTTGTTAATTGTTGTCCACTTCTCAATAACCCATTTCCAAATATTAAAGATGTAGTATTATCATCATTTGTTTCAGTTATAAACCTTTTATTTGTTTTGATATATTCTAAAGAATATGGAACTGGAATAGAAGCTATGTCAGATGGATTCGCCATTGTATATGCGTTAGCTCTATCTGTTTCTCTATAATGTTTTATAATTGGGACCTTCTCTTGTGCTAGATAATCAACCTCATACCATCTATTACCATTTGAATCTTCCACTTTTAATATTTCAATAACATTTGTGTCTGGTAAATTAAGTTCTAAAAACTTTTGTGGACTTCCAACATTAAAAGTATATGTCTTTGTTTCACCACTTACAGCCTTTACAGTTCTTTTTAAAGTCCATTCATCTATAAGACCAGATGAATTATTAACATTAGAAGGATCATCCGTATCAGTTAAATAAGCTGAACCTGATGTTTTAAAATCAACATAGTCTAATGTTTCAAAAACTAAATCTGAATCTGTAGTAGATGTAATTTGAGCTCCTGGTTCTATAACCAATCCATTTGTATAGGTTGGTTTTATATCAGTTAAATCTGTAGTATCTGATGCAACGGTTTGACTGAATGTTAATTCAACAAACGAAGGGTAAATCGGTTTTACTTTATATCCAACCATTTTAGCTAAATTAACTATATTTCTTCTTTCTTCTGCTAATGGTAATAACATTTCTCTATATTGTTGGTCAACATAAAATGAAAGAACATCACCGACATATGAAGCCATTTCAATTAACATCATTCCAGGTGATGTTTCATTAAAATCTTTATATGAATTAGGGAAATATGTTTTAGCATAATTTATTAATGATGCTTTAAAACTATTAAAATCTTTATTTAAATAATTTGTATTACTTACTTTATGTTCTTTTTCACTATAAGGCATTAAAATTCTCCTATTTCTCTATCGACACTTGTACTGATTCAAATGTATTTGGGTCTTTTTTTATATTAAATGAAATAAAAATTTTAAAACCATTTTCACCAACTTGTTCACCTTCTCTGATATTTAATTCTTTTATTTCAACAAAAGGCATCCAAAAAGATAAAGATGAAAGTATTTCATTATGTAATTGTACTTCTATATCTCCAGTTATTGGTTGAAATAAATATTTTCTAATACCAATTCCTAAATTTGGTTGCATTAATCTCTCACCTCGTTCAGTCATCAAAAATAATTTAATATTTTCTTTAACTGCTTTTATTGTTGAAGATGTAGATGCAAACCAACCATCATCACCATTCGATTTACGAAATGGTAAATCTATACCCATAAAGACATTTTCTTCTCTATCGTTTATAAATGGTTTTTTACTTGAATCTATGAATGCCATTTTAATTCTCCACTATGTTTTCTTCAAGAAGTTTAATTTCTGTCAACTCTTCTGCCGTTTCCGCTGCATCTATAGGATTTTGTCCTATATACGCATATCCTTTGGATGTTGTCACACCACCACTATCTCCACCTTGTTTTTTTAAATCAAGTGGTTTCATTTCAACTGCGTTTTTTGTACCAACCATATCTCCAGGTTGTATTGTTTGACCAACACCAGTATTTGGATCAACTTGTACACTAATACCTGGTTTAACCTTTAATGTAGATAATACATCAGCATACAATGGTGATGATGTAGATAACTCTTCTATTTCTAAAATAGCTTTTGTTTTAGTTATGTTTAATGGTTGTTTTATCAAAAAATCAGTAAAAGCTTTTGATAAATCTTCACCCAAAGTTTTTAACTTTTGTTTCTGAGTTTCATCTAATCCTTTTTCCCCATCAGGACCTCCAGTAACTTTAGCCATAGCTTTATATATATCATCAGCTAATCCCACTATACACCTCGTTTTTGTTTTGTCTTCTCATCAACCTTTTTCATAAGACCTCTGTAATCTTTTTTTAGAAAATCTGCGGTTTGGCCATTAACATCAATATCATTACTATTATTCATCATATCACCATAAGATTTTCCCAAAATCTCATTCATATTACTTGAATCATAAGTTCCACCACCCATTGTTTTCCATTCATCAGTAACAGCTGTTTCATTTAATACCTCATTAAGTATTGGATCTTTTGAAAATTTCTTATTTTTAAAAATCTTCTCATTTTTTTGTGTTGGTTGTTTCAATTCAGTTATTACTTCGTGAATTGCCAATGCAACTTCTTCTCTAACTATTTGTCTTATCAT